TTCGCTTCTAAATAATAGATTAGAGACGTCAAAAGACGGAACTCTTGTCACTAGGCTTGGCACCCCTGTAGTTGTGGGTGCAGGCTATTCAGGTAATGGCCCAACAGGTGCAACTGGTGCTGCTGCATCAGACATCAACAAATGGATTTATGGCACAGGCGCTGTCAAGGTATACCTTGGTGACGTTGATGTCGTAAACGACAATCTAGCGCAAGCTTATGACGTGTCGGGCAACAAAAATGACATGCGTATCAAGGCAATTCGCCCAGCGGCGGTTTACTTTGACACATCCATCCACCTCGCTGTTCGAGTCGATCTAACAGCTTAATCAAGAAATAAGGAGAATAGCTTATGGCTACTCAAGAATATGCAGCCAGCATTCAGGGTGTGTCAATCCGTGTCACACGTCTAGATGCTGCTGGGAACCTTATGACTGGCAATCAGGATAGCTACACTACCTCCGCCTTCATGAGAGTTTCTTTTACACCCGAGTACGAAGAGGGCGACGAGATCACTGAAAAGGGCGCTAACGGCGTTATTTGCGTGACCTACAAGGCCCCGGACACTCTAAAGCGAATCACTATGGAACTTGCTATCTGTGAGCCAGACCCAGAGCTTTCGGCTCTGATTTCTGGTGGACTATTGCTACGCAAGAACCTAGGCACTGTTGCAGACCCAAACAACAAGTCAATCGGTTGGGCCGCTCCTGGTGTTGGTGACGATCCTGCTGGAAATGGCGTTGCCATTGAAGCATGGTCACACGCGGTTAAAGATGGAAAGCGTTCTGGCGTTCTTCCTTACTTCTACTGGGTCTTCCCGTACGTCAAGATGCGTCAGTCTGGCGACCGTGTTATCGAAAACGGTCTGATGGCTAACACTTTCGAGGGCTATGGTCTAGGGAACCAGAACTTCAAGTCAGGTATCGACGGCCGCTGGGAGTTCCCAGTTGCTGCAGAGCGTCCATACGCTTATGCACGTTCTGACTGGGCTCCAACCGGACTATCTGGATTCTACACTTGGACTGACAACGCAACTGACCAGGTAGTATTTACCTCGTCTAGTGCCACATCGCCAAGTGCTATCACAGTTGCCAGCTTCCTTGCAACTCTAGCTGACACAACTGCGAGCCTAACCTTCAGCGCTCCACCTCTAGTGGAGATTGGCGATGTTATCTCAGTTCAGAATGTTGGGTCACTATTCAATGGTGACAAGACTGTTTCTGGAGTATCAGGTAACGTTGTTAGCTTCATAAATGAGTCAATCACCCAGGACATTACAAGCACACCTGTCTCCCGTGGTGCTCGTGTGACCGCAGTCAATTCTAAGACTGAGAGCTACCCAGCTCCAGTTGCAGTGACTAGCATGGCAACTGGTGGCGTAGACTACAACGTCCCAGGTGCAACCGGTTACAACGCTGACAGTGCAATTGACAACATCATTGCATCGAACGAGAACCCTAGTTAATAATAGTTAACAAGAACGGGTGGCGGCTTGAGCAAACTAGCTTAGGCTACCACCCGTTAAACTTTATCTAAGAGGTAATAAATATGGCAAGCAACCTTTGGGTACTCCCAGAAGATATGGGAGATTTCTCCTACACTGAGTACAGCTTAGAGGCTGCTCAGACTGCGTCGAATCTACTCTGGGCAATGTCCGGTCGTAAGTACATGGGCGAGTCTATAGTCACCGAGCGCTATACATGTACTCTAAGAAATAACCGCATGGGGCCATCCAGTACAACAACTTTCCCTGCTCTTTTTAACGGAGAGGTATACAATATCGCTTCAGGAGACTATAGCGAGTACTCGGAGTTAACTGCAGATGGAATGTCTCCAGAGTCCCGCCTAAAGCTACGCGGCCGTCCCGTGACTAGAATAATCTCTATTAGAAATTCGACGGGAAAAATTCTTGACCCTTCTGGGTACTACCTAGTAGATCATTCCACTATACACATAAAGGCCGGGACTCCCTGGACCCCTTGTAATGTAGAAATTACTTACGCTTACGGCATGCCAGTCCCGACTGCCGGAAAAATGGCTGCTCGTAAACTAGCGATTGAGTTTGCCAGATTGTGGTCAGGCGACGAAGGGTGCGAGCTACCTCAGCGCGTCACTTCTGTATCCCGCCAGGGCGTTTCCTATACAATCTTGGATAATCAAGAGTTCATTGACGAGCTGCGTACAGGGTTGTACGAAATTGACTTGTTCCTAAAGGTCACCAATCCAGATAATGCTCGTCGCAAATCCAAAGTGTTTTCGGTTGATAGACCACGTGCTCGAAAGTATGTACCTAAGCCACTAAAGCAGGTAGCAGACCCTGAGTTCGACCTATCAATGAGTGCCACCGTTCAGACCGCTTCAGTTAGCTGGTCTTCTGCTGGCAGCGGAGCAGATCTGAGTAATTTCTTTCCCGCATCCGGGTGGTCGCCAGTAGTCAATCTTAGAAACTACGGAGCCACCAAATCATCTCCTGTTGAGGGCAACTTCACACTAACTACAGTCGAGGGAGAAGACAGATTAAATTTCACTATTACCTATACAGAAGCGCAAGCTACTCTAGGTATGGTGGACCCCGGAACGTGGGAGCTCTACGGAAGCCAAATGGTTAATGGCGTAGAGAACCTCACTCCAGTACTTGCATCTGGAAACCTCCAGATCAAGACGTATTAAGAAAGAAGGAATCATGTCAGTACAGACTAACTTTCGTGCCCAGGACATGCCTGGTGGCGCAAAGCCAGTAGTGAAGAAAGCAGCTCCTAAGTACGTCGCACCTAAGCCAGAGCCAATTGTTGAAGTTGCTCCAGTTGTAGTTGAAGACGTAGTTGAAGAAGAAGTTGTTGTAGAGGACACCACAGCTACAGAAGCTGAGTAATCATGGTAAGCGGAGAGCTAGATCCAAGTGGTGTTTCTGAGGACGCGGTAAATCTTCGGGACATGTTAGAAGGTGTGCTCGAAAGAGTGCAAAATGTCTTCCAGTCATATAACATTGAATTGCCGCGTCGTCGCTACTGGTCAATGGGCTTACCAGCCATAGACTGTGAGCAGGTAGTAGTTTACTTTCAGCAGCTATATTTAGGCGCCCCTGGAGCTGAGGTTGGGGAACCTCAGCGGTGTCACGTACCTAGGAGCGCAACAATAGTAGTGTCTATTGCTAGGGAGACAGCCATTGTGGGTCAAAATGGTCGGCCCCCGGCAGCAGATAAAATTCAGTCAGCATCAGAGATTCTTGCTATCGACGCTTGGGTCCTTATGGAGTCCATAAACCAGCTTGATCAGTGGGACGAAACTGGTTATGGGATCGGTGTTATTGCTACTCTTGACACAACGCCGCCCGAGGGCGGGTTCCAGACTACCAACATGACAATAACTATGGCCGTTCCCTAATGCCTAAAGGCTTTCCAGACAGTTTTGCGCTAAACGCAGCCCTTAGAGCTGGCAGAAGAGTAAGCGGTCGCCGTGGAGGCGGTCGAAGAAGAGGCGGAGCAGGTCGTACTGGGACTTCTTATAAGCTAGTAAATTTAGTTCTATACAAGCCCATACTTGAGTTTGAACTACGAAGTTCTCACGGTATGGTCGGTAGAACCCTCCACAAGATTGGCAATAGAGTTCTTCAGGGCGCTCGAAGGCAAGCCGGCGTTAAAAGCGGGCGCCTGCGGGCAAGTATGAAACTTAGGCATGTCAGAGTCCGTCGGGAGACTGCTGTCAAGATCGGCGCATACACGGAGTACGCTCTTATGCACCATCAGGGCACTAGGCCACACATTATCACCCCGAATAAGCCCGGTGGCAACTTGGTTTTCATGAAGGGCTCTAGGGTTATCCACACTAAAATGGTCATGCATCCAGGGACTAGGGCCAATAGGTATCTAACAGACCAACTAAGGAAACAAATCCTAAGGTAAAATTAAAGGGCAGCCAAAACTGCTTAATGATGAACAACACTATGAACAAGAAAGACTAATGATGAGCAAATTTAAAGACTTCGGATCGAGTACATCGATCGAAGATATGGAGCCAGTCTCCTTCAAGCTTTACGGTGAAGACTTCCACTGCGTAAAAGCGCTTCCGGGAAGAGTACTTTTGGACATTGTTGCAAAGTCCTCCTCAGAAGATGCCGTTGATCAGGCAACTGTAATCAATGACTTTTTCTCGCATGTTCTTGTTGAGGAAAGCCTAGTTAGATTTGATGCCCTAGTAGTAGACAAAGAAAAAGTTGTCACTACTGAGACATTGGGAGAGATCACCGGATGGTTAGTAGAGCAATACACTAGTCGCCCAAATTCGCAGCCAGAGGTCTAGCACTATGGGCCGTGGATCTCTGGCCATATATAAACGGTAAGGCAATAACTCTAGGGCTAGCTCTAGGAGAGATGGAGGCAAGCAAAATGCTTGACGTCATTCATTTCTTCTTTGAGGAAGACGCTAGATACACCTCTCCCGAAGAAGCTCAGGGAGTCAGTGACATGAGGACCAGACTTTATGGAAGTATGTATAACGTCACCTACAGGTACAAGATGAATAGTACCGGTGGTTCTGGCAATGGGTACGCTGATGGTGAAGTTAAGCCTTACATAGCTCCAACTGAAATGGACGCTGATTCTGGGCTCCCATTCGGTTCCACATTAGAAGCCCCTATAGGCTAGGTCAGGTATAATAAATGGCAGTCATTGGTCACGCAGAAGTAATCGTCAAGGCGATAACTACTGGGTTTGAAGATAGCATTAGGAATGACTTAAAGCGCATTTCTGGTTCAAATGTAGGCCGAGCGGCAGGCCAATCTCTTGGTCAATCTTTCAGTGACGGCTTTAAAAGAAGCACCTCCGGTAATGTTTTTGGAAAGTTCTCTGATGGTCTTCGGGAGATGGCCCCGGAAGCTGAGAACGCAAGAAAACAATTCCAGAGTCTAGTCAGGGTTGGGTATGTAGTTCAAGGTGTAGTTGGCCTGCTAGTCGGTGGAATTTCAGCTCTTGCCGTATCTCTAGGAACTCTAGTTGGAGTTCTAGGTAAGGCCGCCCCCGCAGTGGCAGTTCTATCTACCGCTCTTGTCACCCTTAAAGTGGCGCAGTCGGCTGCCAAGTTTGGATTCGGAGATATAGCTAGTGCTGTAAAGCAAGCAACCTCTCCTACAACCGCTCTTGGAAAATCTATTGCAGAGCTACGTGAAGAGTTCCAGCAGTTACAGTTTGCTGCCGAAGGGGCAGCACTTGGAGAAGAACGTGCAGCTCTAAACTTAGAAGCTGCTGTAGAAAACCTTCGAAGAACTGCTGACCTTCCTCCAAACTCTGCAGCAAGGCGAGAAGCAAATCTTGCTTACGCAGAGGCTGAACTGGCCTATCGTGAAGCAAAAGACCGTACCCAAGATTTAAACGCCGAAGTAGAAAAAGGTGTAAAAGGACTAGCCAAAGGCACAGGTGGTACTGATCCTTTTGCTGACCTGAATGAGGCGCAGAAAGAGTTTGCTCAATATCTAGTAACTCTTGAACCTCTGATCGAGGCCCTAGAGCTAGACGTATCCAAGGCATTACTACCCCCTCTGAAAAATGCAGTGGAGATCCTAAGAAAAGAACTACTTCCGATTCTCCAAAAGCGTCTACCCCAAGTTGCAGGTCAGGTCGGGGACGCCCTCGAATCAATGGTTGACAGTATTGACTTCGAGCTAATTGACAAAATCTTTGCTGGCATGACAGAGCCCTTTGAAAAAGAAGGCAGAAGCAACATTCAGTTATTCGGAGAGCTCCTTGGCAATGTTTTGGACATATTCCTGCGAATTACTGCTGCAACCTCGCTCTTGCTCAACGACTTTTTAGTCTTCTTGGTCGAAAAGACAGATGAATGGATTACATCCCTAACAGACGGGGACCTTGAGGGGTT